CTTTGTCATATTGAATGAATCCAACCTAAATCATCAATTTTGTCTTTATCATATCGTTTTAATGATATGTTTCCAAAATTATTGTTACGATCGAACATCATTTCTGACGTGTAACTTCTTATCTTTGCTACTAATGGTACCTTTAAAGTGGGACAAATGTCTTTAAGCATTTTCGATTTTATAAATCCTTGCTGTTTAGCATATGTTAGTATTTGTTCGGCGGTATCAAGTTTTGCAACTAGAATAAGAGATTTATCGTTGAAACCATATAACGTCTTTAAAAATATCTTATAAGATTTTACGATTTGTCTTAAAAACAATATTATAAGATCTATATTAATTGTCTTATTGTATAACGAATAAACTGCCAATTTTAAGTTATTCAATGCTATTTCATCATTATATTGACTAGTAGCGTCAACAAATGAAACGTAGTAATCTATAAAATAAGCAGACTCTTTCTCAGGAGATAAACCCCTTCCCAATTTGGTTAATAATCTTATGGGATCACGTAATAACAAGTATGAATCGTTTGACGATTTCACAAATATGCCTGAACAGAAAGACACGTATTGTCTTACTTCGCGTCTTTTAAGCGTAAAACCCCATCTATCTAATAATCGTAACACATGAGCATTAGTTATTTCTAATTGCGTCACTATTACACTATCATCGCCTTTTATTAAAGCAGCAATAATATTTAAATTAGAGAATTCCGTAAAAAACGCAAACAACAGACATATACAGTTTACGGCTAATGTTCCTCCGCTTCCACTACGGTTACCATAAAATAATGTAAAAACCATAGAAAACTGAGTGTTAAACACTGTTCCTGAATAAGATGCTCTCTCCCAATAATTCACAAACTCGTCAGATACTCCAACTATACGTAATATTTCCAATATTAATGTAAAGCACGTTTGGTCTTGACTTTTGTCAAACTTAGGAACGTCAAATTCATACACAAATGTATTTGGTATATCTAAATAATTATCAGCCCATTGACCTACCGTATGCTCATCTGCTCCAAAGGCAAACCTGATTGAATTAGGAAACAACATCAACAATCGATCTAATACGAGCGAAAATATTCCAACTGAAATAGCTATAATGTCTTTACTGTGAAACACTACAGTTTGTCCAACTGCAACTGTGCCTTGAGCGGTCAAGTCTAATACGGGTTTAGTTTGTGCTTTTGGCATAGAATTGTAATTAGAAGGGTCTGCCAATTTGTTTTTCATAATAGCTGATGCTGCTTTTACGTCGCTCTCAGTGTGTTTATCTGCCCATAACCGAAGTGTTTCCATTCCTGGTGTTATTGGCATTGAAAGAAACCACCCCAATAACTCTTTCCATGCAGGTACCCCGTAATTGGAAAGTACCTTAAATATGCTTTGTTTCACAAAATAGGTTTTATTACCAGGCATTTCACAAGCTTGTCTGTTAAAATTTCTTTTCATTAAAGCTCCCATTAAATCTAAGAAAGATCCGGCCAAGTCTGATGACG